AAAAGATAAAAACTCAGTATAATATACCGACATTAAAACCTTATCGTACATTAAGAGAACTCAGTATACATAACCTTGCAGCTAAGTACGATTATGATCAGTTCGAACCTCATGGTACATCTGTTCAATTAGATGAACCACTTAAGGTTAGAACTATAACCAAAATGCACGAAACACAATTGTTATATAAACCTGTACAAGAAGAACTTTTACACTACATTCAAAAGAAATCACCTGAATTTATTCTTACGAAGAATCCAAATGAAGTTTGGAATGCCGTACAAAAGAGTGATATATTGTTTGACACCAATAAAAAACCTGAGTTTTATTATTGTTCTGGAGATTATGAAGCTGCTACTGATAATTTGAAACGACGAGTCGTTATGACTGTTGTCGAACAAATTCCAGGACATGAACTATTCATTAGACAATTTGGAAATAGTCTTGTAGACGATTTCATTTGTACTAATGGACAATTAATGGGTAACATACTATCATTTCCCATATTATGTGTCATAAATAAACTTATCTATAATGTAGTACAGGATATGTTGCCAAATTCATCATCTAAACCACTTATAAATGGTGATGATATATTATTTAGTGCAACACTACCATTCATACAACTATGGATGAAGTATACACGGGAGGCTGGATTTATACCATCAAAAGGAAAGAGTCTGGTTGACAAACATCATTTCACTATTAATAGTCGACCATTTAGTAACAACGGAAAGATAAAGTTCTTCAATCTCAAACATACTATCTCAAAAGGTTTAACACCAAATGAAGAGTGTGAAGGATTGAAAAAATTCATAACCGAAGGTACCGGAAAGGAGATAAACGAAGAACTCATAAAGAAATATATTAGATTTTTTCCTCGATTTGGAAAATCAAAGGCATTTCGCATATGGCGAAAATATAAATCAGAATATATGCCTACAGAGGCTGGTGGACTGGGATTATTCCCATTAAACGAAGAGAAATTAACAAATTTACAAAAAATGTATACCTGCTGGTATCTCAACGGGATAAGAGAACAACCAAGAACACAATTACAACGCGAGGTTGGCGTTCGGCCGTTTATAGCAGAAGAAACTTCCACCAAAAACCGCATACCAAAGATTAAAGAATTAATCTATCCTAGGAATTTTCAATTAAGAACAATGAAAACACCCGAGTTAGAAAAACTCCGGTATGGTATGCTTTCATCTAGAACTCATGAGTCCGAGGGTGTGTGTGCGTTCCACCAATAAGTGAACGTAACTATCACCGCGGGAGGTTCAAGAGCTACTTGGGCTTGGCTTAATCAACAGTGCCGTAATTGGTCCATCGATACGTGTCTAC